CGTGTCTGCCACGTCGTTCAGGTTGCGGCTGCCCCAGAACCACAGCGCGCTTTCTAGTGCGCCCTTTTTGGTCAGGAGGTACGCGGCGGCCTCCTCGGCGGTCATGCCGACGGTCTTGCCAAAGGCAGTCGTATTTGCACGCCCCGTGACTTGCTTGAGACCTTTTCCAGAAAAAAGCCACCCGTCGCCGTCATTCACATTGCCCAAAGCGCCGCCCTTGGAGCGGTTCTTGTCCATGTACACATAGTTGGCGATCTTCTCGGGCTTGCCTGCGTACTCGGCGGCGTTCTCTTTGCCGGGGCCAAAGTAGCGCGGGAACACCTTCAGGAGGGTTGCCTCCTTGTAGTTCAGGTTCTCCTGCAAGACGCGGAAGTCCATGCTCTCATGGGCGCACTGGGCGATGAAGCCTGCGATCCGCTTGTCGGTGGTGATGCCGTACTTGGGCAGCATCTCATTCAGCGCAGCGCACCATTCGCCGACTTCCTTATTGGTCGGGATCATCGCGGCCAGTTGCGCCTCGGTCAGCAGGCTCATTTTTTCTTCCCCCGCTTTCGCACGATGGCGTCCAGCACGGCTTCCTTCGCCATGTCCTTGCCCATGCCGCCGAGGAGGTCGCCCACGTTGCCCGTGGCCGCGATTTTGATGGCGTTTTCCACCGGGTCGGGCAGGTTGACCTGGTCCAGAACAGCATCGACTACCTTTGCCTTAGCCTTGCGGCCAATGAACATTCCGATCATGCGTCCGATCATTCTTTCGGCTCCTGTGACGACGGCTCGTTGCCGCCCTTGTTGCGGTTGCTTCCTGCCGAGAGTACGCCGCCAAGCGCACCCACCAGAAAGCTGGCGATGGGGGTCAGGATTGAGAACAGCGCGCGGTCGTTCTCTGAACTCTCACCCAGCGGCTGGGTGACAAAGATCAGGGCGTAAAGCGTGAAGAACACGATGCCGCCCAAGGTGCATGTCAAAGCCACGCCGATGAAGTAGCGCAGCTTGGCTTCCATGAAATCAGGGTCGTTCTTGCTCATTCCGAAACTCCTGTCAGATCGGTCGCACAGTTCTTAGTGCGAACGCAGATCGGGGGCGTGCATTCCAATGCGGTCCAGTTTTCCGGGTCTTGGCACGGGTAGCGATAAAAGCCGTCGCCGCTAAGCCACAGGATGCCAAAGATGCCAGCGACGAAGACCAGCCATGTCAGCTTCTCGCGCATCCTACCACCTCCCCAGATAGCGGCCCCAGACGTACAGCCCGACGCCAGCCAAAGCCACGGTCACTAAGATTATACCAGACCATAGTAAAAATTCCATGATCGACTCGATGATCTCGCGACGGCGGTAAACCTGTTCTCTTTGCTGCTCCCGAACCCGGCGCTCGATGTTCTGGAAATCAAGCCAAGCGTCGTTGCCGTAAGTGTAGCTGATAAGCTGGCGCAACTCTTTGCGCTGCTGTTCGCACTGCTTTTGCGCGGCGAAGATGTCGATGGCGCTCTTTTGATTGCCGCCGCCGAACAGCGTCTGGAAGACACCCGGCGGCTCGTTGGCCTTGTCAGCCGCGTAGGCAATGTCAGAGACGGCCTTGCCCCATTCGGACAGTTGAGACGCCATGTCCTGGATTTCGCGGCCAGCGGCGATGCCCTGCTTCAGCAGGCTGAAAGCCTTGCCACCAACGCTGATGGCCATGCTGATTGAAACTGGGTCAAACATCACAGGCTCCAGAACGGCGGGCAGAGATCAAGCGGTCGAACCGCCAGTGCTATGTCCGCAGTATACCTGCAAATCTTGACAAATACCATGCGCCCGTCGATCCATAGGTGAGTGTACCCCACCCAGATCAGCAGCACCTTCACTTTGCCAAGCTTCGCAACAAGGCGTCGATCTTGTTGTCGAGATTGTCCAGCCGCGCGATGACCCTGTTCATGTCGGCGTGCATGTCTGCACGCGTGACGTAGTCCTTGGCTACTTCCTCGCGGGTGCGGTTGAGCAGGATTTGCAGCCGCTTCACTTCCTCGACGTGGTTTTTCAGCACCCAGCCGATCAGGCCAAGTGCTGCGCTTAGACCGAGGCTCCAGAGCATCTCGGGGGTCATATCAGCAAGCCATCAACACGCACGGGACAGTGTAGGAGCCATCCGCGTAGGTGTGCGAAACATGGGTTGACGTGACCTTGGCGATGGTCTTGGAGCGCACGATGTCGTCGCCCTGCGGTTTGGCTGTGCCGTCGCCTGCTGACATCAGGAGATCACCGCGCTGGACCGTGGTGCCACCTGCGATGCGGATCACCATGTCGCCCGTCATGGCCATATTGATCTCATCCACGTTGTGCTGGTCGTCGTAAGTCCAGTTCACAAAGACACCCGCCACGTTTGCATCGCCTTCAACGTCCGACACCTTGACCTTGTTCAACTGTTCATTGTCAACAGGGTTGCCGTCTGCGTCCACATAGACGTTCATATCGTTAAGGTTCGACAGAACAGTCCCTTTAACCAGAGTGTCGTCTTTGGGGCCAATGGTTTGCGCCCAGCGGGAGAGGTGACCACCGTTGTAGCTGACAGTCGTGCCGGAGACCGAAATGGTGCCTTCTTGAGTGTTGGCCTGCCGAAGGGTGATAAGGACACCATCATCGTTTTGCCTATTTGCAAAAATAGCATAGCCAGCGCCAGTGCCGACAACTGCAGCCGTAAGGCCCGTGGAAGTGGCAAAAAAGCCCAAAGATGTGCCACTTGCTGATGTTTTGCCGACAAGAAGATCACCGTTTCCATCAATCCGGGCGCGTTCAGCAAAGGCCCCAGCCCCAATCGTCCAAAAAGTAAGAGCGCCGTCTTCTGTGCCAGCCGTTACATCCGTAGCCACAGCCATAATGCGGGCATAGGTTACTTCAGCCTGTGTATCATCCACTCCGTTAAACTGGATTGAGGAAAGATTGTCGTCATCCGCAGGGCTTGTTGATGTGCGGCGCAGAATTAGAAGAGGTCCTGCTGACGCGCCAGCATTCGCCTCCTCAATAATAACGTCACCGCCAACAACATGTAGGGGGGCTGCCGGGGTGTCCGTTCCTATCCCAACGTTGCCCGCGCTGTCAATCCTGACACGTTCAACACCATTAGTCTCAAACGCTACGTTGCCCACCGCACGGACCTCAAGTTGGTCCCCAACCGTGTTCAGGCCGTGTTCAGCAACGCTCCCACCTGTCGTGGCGTCATCAATCAGAGTGATTGAAGCGCCAGAGTCTGTGCTTTCAAAAAGACCAACAAGGTTTGCTGCACCAGAATTGACATGCAGTTCAGCTAAAGGCGAAGTCGTCCCAATCCCCACGTTGCCAGCCGTAAACGATGGCGAACCAGTGGTTTGGTCAATCAACATCAGATCAAGCCAAGCACTGTTCGCTTCGTTCCGAATGTGCAGGGTGTTGGTGTCCGTCTCATACCAAAGCTGGTTGGCATAAGTCGTGGCGGGTTCTGCGGTTCCAGAGGATGTAGTAGCCAAGGCCACAAGGGCGTTGTTCAGATCGGCGCGAAAAGCCGCGAAGCCTTGGTTTGCGATGTTGAAGTCGTGCTGGCTCATGTCAATCCCTTGCCATATCCCTTGGCCACATAATCAAACGTGGCTGCGTTGCTGCTCACGGATGCGCCCGTGTAGGTCGTGATCGTAAAGCCCGATCTGCTCTTTCCAGAAATAACATATCGGTCACCGTTTGCCAACGATGCTGCGATGCCGATGGCTGGCGTTACCTTGAATGCCGCCGGGAATGTGACCGCATAAGACCCAGTATAGGTGATGTCGCTGGCGCTCTCAACGCGATCCGGCATATCAACGATGGCCTTAAGCCCTCGAACAGCAGGCGCAGCGGTGGCACCCACGAAGTCATCGTCTCCAGCCTTACTCGTAAGGATGGCGCGGAACTTGATGGCACGGGCAGCAATGTCGCCAACGACAAAGTTTCTCCAAGCCGACCATGTAGGTGATGCGCTTGGGTCATCGTCGGTATACGCCATCTGCGTGCGGACTGAG